AAAAATAGGCCGTCAATATGGAATTGATGGAAACCAAGACACTGCAAATGATTATATCGGGCTGTTTTATAACCGCTTGAAAATTACGCAGTAATAATGTATAATAAAAACCAAAAGGTACAAATATGTTCGCAAAAACTCGCTGGTGCCATGTTGCTTCCAATAATAGAGATCAACCAAAGGCCGGCATATTCTTGTATAAAACCAAAGATACCAAAGAAGATTTGTTATCTGATGGATATTTCAACGAGATTGCAGGCGATGTGCAACTGCATGATATCATCATAGCTGTACAATACGATCCCAATGATAATTCTGTAATATCCACATATCAACTGGGTGTAATTGTCAGAACAAATCAAACTGTATCAATAAAAATGACACAGCAAGAAATTGGATTTGATCCAACTGGAACAAATTATATCACGGCCGACAATATAGATGATGCTATTCGTGAACTTGACGCAGCATTAAAAACCGAAGAAGAACGTGCCATCGGCATTGAAGAAGATTTACAAGATCAAATTGATGACGTTGTTGGGGATATAACAGATTTACAAACAGACAAAGAAGATAAAGCTAATAAGGGTGTTGCTGGTGGATATTGTGAATTAGATAGCAATACAAAAGTTCCCTTAGACAGAATGCCAATTGCTGCTCTGAAGTACAAGGGCACTTGGAATGCCACAACAAACACCCCAGCTCTAACAGATAATGATCCAACAAAAGCTGGTGAAGTCTACATTGTAAGTGTTGCCGGTACACAATTTAGCATTGATTGGCAAGTATCTGACTGGTTGGTTTACAATGACTCTGGGATTATACAAAAAATTGATAACACGGATTTGGTTGTTTCGGTGAATGGACAAACTGGGATTGTGACGGGGCTAGAAGAAACTGTAAATAAAGTTAGCAGCATACCAGACAATACTGGCAGTGAAACTGACTATCCTAATGTCAAAGCCATTGAAGATTATCTTGCTAATATCAGTGGTGCTTCTCTTCTTCCTGGATTTGGAATGTTGAATCTTTATAATTCTTTACCAAATGCCGCCTGGGTATGGGGTGATGTTGGGAAACAAGAATTGGGTAATGCATCAACAAATTATGCAAATTTAGTAGATTATATAACTGGTGGGTTAATCCCATCTGGAACTGAGGCAGCTTGGGACGCGGCATACGCAGCAAACCCAGATAATGCAGTTCCATTTTGGGTATACGATTCAGTGACAGATAAAGTTATAGTTCCAAATATACCTCGTGGATACGGATTTACAGCAGCTGGTTCTTTAGCAAATGTCGGAGCAGTAGTACAAAATGCCGCACCAAATATAGCAGGATCTTTCCAAATATATACACTGGACGCTACGGGATACGCGCGCGTTTTGAATGAAACTGGCTGTATAGAACTGGATAATAGTGGAACTTGCGTAAATATTGATGGCAATAATGTGTCCGCTGGTCAAGATAATAGAGTTAAAATAGATGCCTCTAATTCAAATGCGGCCTATGGACGTGATTCTACAACGGTTGTTCGTGGGGATCAAATCCAAATGCGAGTTATGTTTTACGTTGGGGCAGAAGTAAGTCCACAGACAGCAAGCCAAATTACTGCAGCGAATGTTTTATCAGAATTACATAGTAAATTAGATAAACCATCAACTTGGAGTAATGACGATTTCGCAAGTATGAGGGACGCGATACAAGGAGTAGATTGGACAGACGCACAAGCAATTTCAGTGACAACATCTAATGTTGCAATTGGATATGATGGGTTGTTAGTTGGTTATATAAACGCAGCGGGCGCGACGGAAAGCCAATTATATATTAATAATATTGAAGTATCTCGTGAAGCCGCAGATTATGCAGTATTACAAATGTTTGTTAAATCAACCGACTTAATTCGTGGTAGTACCACTAGTAGTGCATTTAAAGTTATTCCATATAATTATGCAACTGGCACAAACAATTTAATTCTTGGTATAAATTACTATGGAAAATTTGCAACAACTGGTGATTTAGATACCGCTAGCGCCTCTTTAATAGAAACACCATTAGGTAAAGGACGTTGGGCATTAGTCGGAAATGATATAGATGGATATGTTCGCTATTATACTGTGCCAACCGATGGATCATTTTCAGAATTTACTTGGGAAGAGGGAGCACCAGACACAACCGATGGTGATTATGTGGTTGAATCTTATATAAATGGTACTACATGGTATAGATTATATAAATCTGGTTGGGTTGAACAAGGTGGAATTTTATCGGGCAATTCCTCATCGGTAGACTTCCCAGTTGAAATGGCTAATGGTGATTATTATTGGGAAGCAAGAAGTCCTGCTACGTCTAATTGGTATAATTTGAATGCAGCAAGAAACGCAACTGGATTTACATCTTGTGCTGATATATATGGGACTGCTGCGGCTAATGCTTCACACGCATACTGGGTGACTAATACAGTATGGCAAGTCAAAGGTATGGCGGCATAATAAAAAGGAAAAAACCATGATACTAAATAAACCATTTACAAGAAAACAACGAGCAGATCTGGCTGCCTATTGTAATGACAATAACTGTCACATAGAAGATAATGGAAAGTATTTAGAAGCAGTTAAGGATCCAGAACATATTCCAACTGCAGAAGAAAAAATTGCCGAATTTAAGGCCCAGCTTGCTGCTATGGATTACAAAGGGCAGAAATATATTGATGGCGAATACACTAGTGATGAATGGGCACCTATAAAAAAAGAACGTCAATCTTTGAGACAAAAAATCAGAGAACTTGAAAAATAACAAAACACAGGAGTAAAAAATGTCTTATCAAACAGGGAAACTATACGAAGCAAGTATTTCCAGACGCAGCGACTTGGTTGCAATTCGTTTGGCCGGGGAAAGCTTGAGCGTAAAAATATATGGATCAGAATCAAAACCGGCCAGCATATCTGATATGACGGACGTTCGGGCACCAACCGAATCGGATCCGATTACAGATCCTGGATACTATTCTTTCCATACATTGCCAAGATTTATTGCTTTTGTTGGTACTGCACCAGTAATTGAAACAATCAACTATGTATTATCAGAACGAGGCGATATAGCATAATGGAAATAACAACCAAAAGCTTAATAATTAAAGAAAGTCTTTTGTTATACAAAGGACTGACGATCACATCTTCACCAACACCACCTACAGGTGGGGCTTTCTCAATTGGTTTTGATGTGGGCTTTTTAATATAAAAGGAAAAACAATGGCAAATCAAGACAGATCTCAGTTACAAGCTTTGATAGCTGCGAACTTAAAAGATAATACCTCGGGTTTTATCACACCGGCAAAGTTACGGGAAGTTCAAAACAATATAACAGACTCTATAATTTATAGTGCAACGGCAGCAGCACAGCAAGTACCTTTATTTGTAGCTGGGGACGGGCTTTATAAAGCCGATACATCGCCAGCAGAACCTGCATTTGTTTCTGGAAGTTTATCAATAACATCAAATTCACTTACAGAACCTACATTACTTACTTGTGCGTTTTTATACGTCCAAGCAGATGGTTATATTTGGGGATTACAATTAAATGAACCCTATCCAATACCAAATGGATTTATTGGGGAACTTGCGCCTAAAATTACATTCACAAGAATTGCCAGTATTGCGGCGTATGTAGAAGCTCTGGGATATGTGGATATTGACGAAACTATCTACGGCGATTATGCAGCAATCCAAAATGCCACGCCAATCGCAGTTGAATTTCAGCTGACAATAAATAATTTTAATCCGGGAAGCGATGGTGGCGTTGGAAACATATCAACTTTATTAACCCTTGACGATGATAGCTTATTGAGCTTTAATTTTCATCGTGTGACGGGGATAGATGCTGGTTTAAGTCCAACAGACGCTGTTAATTTTGGGCAGCATCTTGAAATGATATATGGATATTATTCATTATACAATCAACCAACAATATTGTCAGCACCAGAAAATCCACCTTTCAGCTTAACAAGTGTAAGTATTAACAATAAACCCGGAAATATAACAGCCGAAGTTGGGGACGCGGTTCAATTTACGCTTCCAAATACCGGCGATGTATTTAATGGCGAAATAGCAGATATGACCGACCCGAATAATTTAATATGTTCTTGGACTGGATATACAGAATTACCAGTTGATGACGCGGGGACTTGGGATAAAAGAAATGTGACTGTTGATGGTGTGGTATATCCTAGCGAAGAATTTACTATCGCGACCGAATATGTTCCACAATTTGATGGTAATGGATTAAATCAAGAAGGCGCGCTTGGAAACTTCCTTGTAGTGGATAAAGTTGCCCAAATGTCGTTTGTGGTAAATTCTATTATGCGTCTTGGAACAAAGGTAATCAATCAATATGCGTCAAGCGGCACAGAGATTATATGTAAATTAAATCGCGCATTAACAAATACCGAAGGACTTGATACTGATGTTTGGTATTGCTATGACAAGACAAACGGGAATCCAATAACCCCATCTATTGCTGGGGCTGGCGACACATACACATTAACGTTTGTTGGAACGTCAACGGATAAAATCATCTGTGGGTTCCTGGGTGAGAACTTACCATTTGTATTACCATAATAAGAAACAATAGAATGTTGGGGCCGGTTCACAAGATCGGCCCTTTTCTTTATATAAAAACCCTAGTGCCAGCGACACCAGGGTGGGAGGTTTTATGAAAAAATCACTTTGTAGTGACCCTTACCCACAAACCATATCAAATATACCCATAAATAGCAAGAACAAAGTTATACGGAAACGTTAATATAATATCCGTATAAGTATAATACTGTCCAGTGTCCCAGATGGTTGTCTATACTAAGTTAAAGTAGTTTGTTAACTTCGCCCGATTCGCACACCCACCGCCCCCAGCCCAGGCCCAAAATCATACCCTCTTTTACCCTTGCTCTATATGCCTTAGATATCGGGGATTTTTTACCCTCAAAAAAAATTAAATAATCGCTTGACAAGTAAGTTAAAATAATTTAACATATACAGTAAGAATGTGCGAAAAGCGCACAGGAACAACAAAACAAAAGAGAAAACCATGACTAAAAACACAATAATCCCTAATATCATCACTGCCGCTGTGGTGGGTTGCGCTGCTATATGTTTGGTTGCGTATATCTTGGCACCAGAACGGACCAGATCCGGCGACTATGCAAATCCTATTAAATACTTTACCAGTGCAGAATATAGATGTGAAAACTTTGGTGAAGATTGTATAGGACTGTACAAAGGTTGTACCACCAATGCATCTTGCTCTTGTATGGGCATACTTGACGGTAAGGTATCACATAATAGAGCAGTAAGAATCTGTAAATAAAAGGATTATAAAATGATAAAAGCAATACTTATTAATGAAATCAAAGACGTGATCGGGCATATACCAAGTCAAGCAGAGCTAAAATCCTGCATAGAGTATCTGGCTGATCGGATTAATGAAACCAAAAATCCCGTAATGGCTGATGTTGCAGTTGGGATAATAGACTGGCGACACGACAAGCTTAGCAAATGCAGATACTGCGGCGACTATTTCCTGTCGGACAGCATGACACAAATTGATGATGGTGACTTTTGCTCAGATAAATGCATAATCAACCATCAGACGTACAGTTAACTCGGATTCGGCAGTGCGGCACTCACCGCGCGTTGTAATCCTGGCCTGGCAGGCTTGCCGAATACCAGGCAATTCATCGGGGGCGATAGAAAACTCTCATATTCTCTCACCTATCACCCCCGACCAATAAAAGAGATAAAAAAATGACTAAAAACAAACAGTTAACAACGATTGATGAATCCAAGCCCAAACTTATATTGGACAATATGGACGCTTTGATCAGAACCGACTCGCCAGAAATGGTGTGGGAGGGTGCATTGTGTCGTAAAAAGGTTATCTTAGCACATGAGTTGCATGATATTATATTGCCCAATAACAAGACCGCAAGAATCCGTAACATAGACACATGGCTATTAAAAGGATTCGCCGGAGTGGACTTTATAGACCCAGATAATACCAAACCCGCAGAAATTAGGGGAATTTCTAATATCTACAGTACTGTAGATATTAAAAAAACCGCAGAAATCGGGGATATGTCTATTTATGCTGCCGTGGGCCGCAATAAAGCAAAGAGAAAAATCAGATCGGCATACCTGCGGGTTGAGTTCGCCAAAAAGATTTGTATGATGATACGTACCCCCGAGGCAGAGGCCGTAAGAGATTATTTGGTAAAAGAGACCAGGGCGGCATGGGAATTTGCCAAAAGACAATCAATTGCCCAGGTACCAGCTCTGCCAAGCAATGGTTTATCGCCGGCGATCCAGGATCTGGTCAAGGCGGCCGTAGAAACTGCCGTAAAAGATGCGGTGGCCATTGCCGAGCGCGAGGCCTATGAGAAAGCCCGCAGAACTGGTGATTATGACAGAATGGCATTGGCTGACTTGCGAGTAAATTCGGCCGAAATAAGGAATAAGAAAGATTTGCGCGCTGATATCGTCCGGACCGTAAAACAGATATCAATCCAGAAAGGATATGATTATCAATGGTTATTCAGACGGATTTATAATTCATTTGCGCTGCAAATATCGGCTTGTGGGTGGCGCGAAGAATGGCGTAAGGCATCAAACCATCTTGATTATTTAGAACAGAACCAAGATATTAGATATTTGAGACGCTTGCGCGATGTTGTACAAAGCTTTGCATAAGAGGTATAAAAATGAAAAGTATTGAAAAATTATCAAAGTCAGAACTTATAAATTTTATCGGTGCGTTTTTCCACGCTTTTGATTCGGGTGATATGGAAATGGTGAAGAGAATGCGCAACCAGTGGAATGAAAATAGTACCAACAATGTTATCTTGGCATCTGATTCTTTTACCGAGTTTTGGTTATTATATCCAAGAAAAATCAATAAGAAAGGCGCATTAGCATCGTTTTCTGCGGCCATTGCCAGGGGGAATAATGCCGCCGAGATACTTGACGGCACAGCTTTGTTTGCCAGGTTGAGGAATGAAATAGTAAGAAAGGATCCGGCCGAAGAACAATACACCCCACACCCGACAACCTGGTTAAACCAGGACAGATTCAAGGCAGTTGAATCCTATAAGAAACAATTAATCGGGTTATGCGGCACATCAGTGATCGCGGCATTGAGTGTCGTTGGGTTTGATGGACCGGAATTATAAGGATATAAAATGAAAGAACGTGAATTTACAATTGATAGATCCGAATCGCAGGTTGGCATAGAGATTAACGTTCCAAGCTGGTTTGTTAATCCCATGCGCGCGTATCTGGTCAGAAACTCTATTAATACAGATCCTCGGACGTTTGCTTTTTATTGTACATCAACCTATGAAGTTCAAAAAGACTGGCTCACGGCCGAAAATATAGGGCTGGTTCTACAGAAAATAGTCGGGGATCTGAAATTTCCACGACTGCCCGCGGACTGCGACTGGGAAAAATACAGGCCGAAAGAATCAAGCAAAGATATATTGTTTTTGCAGGAAATGGGAAAATACTTGGAAGAAATGACAACCCGAGATTGTATTGCGCCGAAACCAGAATTAGACGCAAGACAAATGGCAGCGATTAATTATTGTGGTGGGTTCAATGGACTGCTACAATATGCTAAGAATTACAGCGTTGCTAGTGCAAATAGATATCTTGAAAATGCTTTATCGCTTTCCATAGATTATAAATTTGCTGAAAAAATTGCCCCCGATCAAGAAAGAATCGGGAAACCACAACCAATAACCCAAATCGGGGATTTATTAAAAGGAACAAAAAATGGAAAATAAAACTGGAATAGATAATGCACAGCTCATGTCAATAATTGAACGGGTTGAGAAATTGAACGAAGAAATGGCCGCCATTGCTGCTGATACTAAAACTGTTTTTATTGATGCAAAATCGGCTGGATTTGATCCTAAGTACATCAAAAAAGTTATTAAAGCTCGTAAGTTAGATCCAGACGAATTGGACGAACAAAACGAATTATTAAAGATGTATGGAAATGCAGCTGGTATACAATTAACATTGTTTTAACTGGAAAAATAAATATGAAAAACAAACCAAAATCACCATTAATAGAATCTCTTATTGTGGCATTAAAAGAGGCTGAGAAACTTGGAATAAAACAGGTTGATATTGCTGCGGTTGCAGGGATTCGCCGCGAGACACTTTATCAAATAGTGAAACGTGGCGCTGCAAATGTACAAACATTAGATGCTGTGTTTTCTGCAATAGAACAGCTGACTAAAAAATAATGCTTGACTTATATGTTAAAATGTTTTAACCTTTAAGTACAACACAAAAAAGAGGATAAAAAATGCTTTCAACAAACAAACATTATTGGGATATGCCACAACATTTTTATGGTGAGGTGGGTTCTTTTGATATACAAACAAATCCAGAATGGTTAAAAGTTCGCAGAGGTAAGTTCACTGCATCGCAAGCAGCTGAGATATTATCATCAGAACGAGGTGGTGATGGGCTTGGCAAAACAGCATTAAAAGCTATTGATCGTGTATTTGCAGAAAAGTACACAAACTGGAGCGAGCCGGACGATTCTCAATCGTGGGCCGAAAAACCACAGGTTGCACGTGGCCTTGAATTAGAACCAGAAGCACGCAGGCTATACGAGAAACAAACTGGATTCAAGGTACGCCAGTGTGGATTTGTGGAACATGGTAGCGGATTCTTTGGATTCTCACCAGACGGTATGATTGAGGGCGAAAATGGCGCGGTTGAAATAAAATCACCAGAGGCCCCGGGTGCGCAACGTTTGATTCGTGAAGTTGGCGACACCGATCACTTGAAACAAATCGCATTTGCCATGTGGTTGGACGACTTAGATTTTTACGATTATGTTGTTTATTGCCCAGAACTATGCGATGGACTTGTAGAAATGGGGGCAATAAAAGAACACCAGGTCTTTATTTGGTCTTTTGACCGCGAAGAACTGGCAGAATATATTGATGCCCTGGACAAGCGTGCGCCGATGCTGATTGAGTGTATTACTGGAAAAATTAAAGAATATAAATCAATTGGTACAAAAAGAATCATGTATCATAAAAGGAGCAAATAATGTCAAATAAAATTTTACATGATAGTACGAGCAATTTTACAACCGGATTATTGTTGGTTTTCATAGTGTTAAAACTATGTAAAGTGATCAATTGGTCTTGGTGGTGGGTATTATCACCTTTATGGATACCAATAGCTGTTCTGGGTTTAGTCGCTCTGATTTTGATTTTATTAGCAGCTAAGGAAGAAATAAAGATAAAAAAATATAAAAAAAAGATTCCGAATAAAGTCGGATAGCAAGCTGGGATAACGTATCCCCTGTTTACAAGTATCTGTGCTTGGCTTGCGAAAACAGACGCTTCCCAGATAGCGTTATATCTGGGAAATTATGGGGCAGTGGCGGAATAGGTAGACGCTAGGTGCTAGCGAAAGCGGTTCTAGGGAAACGAGGTATTGGGATTTGCCACCCAGTTAGAGCGTCCTAGGGAAATTACGAGGCAGGTAATTATACAAGGTGCGAATCCTTGTATGCCCCACCAAAATAATAACAAAGGCATAAATAATGGGAAATAATCACAAATACATCAAATTACATGGGAAAATAAGTTGTATAATAGACTTATACTCTTTCCCATTTATTTGGATAGATGATGAATTAGAAGAAGACGAATTATGTGTCCAGCACGGCGCAAGAACAAGAATTTATAAAATAAAATTCGGATTGTGTAAAGATGATTTCAATGTTAGGCAGGTCTGGTATAACACTGAATCTCAGAGAAATTCTGACTATCAAACGATAGTTGATGAACTGTTAAAGGAAGAGAAATGAAAAAAGAAATTGGGAAATGCCCCTATGGAACTTTACAAATAAATGATAATAAACTTGAATTTGTATCAAAAAACGAATCGGGAGCCGATAATATAATTGCTCTTGACCTTGATAAAGTTTGGGAAGATGTAAAGCCGTTTTTTATAGATAAAATTAAAACACTCGCAGAAATAAAAAAGCCTAAGGTAACAAAACAGAAGATAGATATTTGGCATACTGATAAAAGTCCAGTAAAAGATGCACTTATAATTCCAGATATTGACTTAATAGAGGATTTCAAGGTCGTTCTTGGGGGCAAATGGTGTTTCTTAAAAGACCTATTAGAACAACCTAATAAGATAAAGAAGTTGGAAAAAGAGAATGCTGATTTAATAAATATAATTGTTTCGCATATAAAAAGCCCACTTAATCAACCCTCTTTTGTATCCAAGAAACAATACGAGTTATGGAAGAAAACGGACGCTGAAATAGAGAAAGAAGATAATAACCAAAGGCTAGGAAAATGAACCTTTACCAAATCAAGACAGTAAGTAAAACTAACTATAATAGGCTAGGATCTTTTTTAGAAAATGGAACCTATTATTATACTATGTTTGGTATATATCCAACGGCATCTGAGGCTGTGAAAGGATTGATAGATAAATATAGCGATATGTTAATAATAGATGTACAATTAATTGAGCGGGTAAAGGATAGCAAATGAAAGTATTAAAGTTTCTACAAAGTGTTTTTATAACAGGCATGGTGTGTAACATGCTGTTTATTATCTTTTCCCTGTATTGTATGGTAAAAGTGGTGAATTGCCAAAGACAGTTTAACAACGTGCCGCACGAATTGGTAACGTATGATGTTATTGATGGCTGTGGTATAACAAACAAGGATAAAATATGAACAATTTTACAATAAGAATTGCCGGCATAGATTATAAAATAACTACAATTGATTCTAAATATGCAGATACCAACATGGGTAAAATGCGCGCGGATACAGATGAGATCTTTATAAATTCTAGTCTGGGATACCATGCAAGAAACCGTGTTATCTTACACGAAAGTATTCATTGGATTTTAAGAAATGCCGGGCTTGACGATCATGTAGAAAATGAAAAAATAACCAGTATCATAGAAGCAGGCATGTATGCTTTTATACGTGATAATAGAAATTTTATCATGAATAATATACTAGAATCAGAACTTGGAGCATGGAACTTTAACAAAGGAGTAAACGATGTCTAAGAACTACGGAGTGGGTAAATTCGTTTCAATTTGGTGGAACGAGGGCAAAGATGGGAAAGCTGGATATAACAGCACGACTATCCGTCGCAGATACAAAGATAAAAATGGCCAGGACGTTGAGGAAAAGATAACAATGTTTTCTGATGATGTTATCCGATTGGCTGCAGAATTACAGAAAGCTGTCCAGATATTGATTAATCCGCGCGAACTGGTAAGAAAGGAACCAACATCAGAGATTCCTATTGAAACACCAGTAGGTGATGATATACCATTTTAACATAATTGGGGAAAGGAGCGATTATGGGAGCGAAGAGAAAAATACTTGATAAAAGAATACTGGATATTGGGATATTCCATAGACCAATAGACACACCACGGGGCAAGGCCGGGTGGTGTGTTGAGGGGTTTATATTCTGTCGGGGGGATAGAAGTACATTATACTTTGGCCCATATCTGACAGAATATGATGCCAAAGAGAAAGAGGCGGAACTATTTGCCAAATATAGTAAATACATACCAAAGCCCGTTTTTAAGGAAGATATCCAAATGCGTGCAAATATCCTAAAAATAAAATACAACCGAATTAACATACAAGAATTTAAAACTGATGCAGAAATAGCCGAACTCAATCAATTAGAACAATCAATAGAAACGATATCAAAACTTATTTGCGAGGATTCAGATGATTAAAAGACAAAAAATGTTTAATTCGTCTCTGTCTAACATCAGTAAAAAAAGACAGTCGGAAATAGACTCTGGCACATTTGTTCAAAAAAAGCGCAAGCCATTAAAACAAATGTCAGATAAAATGAAGAAGCGGGTCAAATCATACCGAGAACTTGCTTTTGGTGTATATGGGCACCGATGCGAACTTTGTTGTGCTGAATTGCCAGAAAACCAATTAGAAATACACCATATCACCGGGCGCAGCAATGGGGACGCTATTCATAACTTGGCCGTATTATGCCACAAATGCCATAATCATAAAGCAAAAGATGCGCGTTTTTATGAGATTCAAAAACAAATCTTGCGCAAAAGAGGCAAAATATAAATGGCAAGACAAACAAATAGATTTTATCTGATAATTTCGCCATTAGAAATGCCGGCATGGTGGAAACCTGGCCAGGGATTGTTTATCAAAGATCTTCAAAAAGAAAGATATCTGATCCAGGCCAGAGATGATGAAAGCTCAAAATCCAGAGGGCGAGTTAAAGTTCTGGCAAATTTACAATGTAAAAGCGTTATTATATTGCCCGGGTATTATAGAGTGTTGCCGACAGATGGACAGGCAGTGATTTTAGAGATGGATAAATCTTTAGCAAAGTACAGTCCAGATGAAGATTTTACATTTATGAATGCTGACCAGCCAACCAGGGAAGAATTAAAAAAGATTGATCCATACAATTGCGAACCTTACGAATTGGCTAGATGGCTGCGTGGACAGCTCGTAGAATACATTATTGACGGGAAGATCCCTCAAGGCCTAGCGAGCACAGCAGCGCTTATGCTAGAAACTGCAAAGGTGGCAAAAGACCAGGGGGATACCCCAAAATTAGACTTTGCTGGTGAATTGCGCCGAATACTGAATGATCCAAACATGACTGGCCCATCAAGAATCGGTGCATTAAAAGAACTTTCAAAGATAGTAGATCCAAAAAACAAGGAACCTCGCCAAAGAGTAAAAATTATAATCAACGAAAAAGAAAAAAGGAGCAAATAATGCCATTAAATGAAATACACCAGAGTGGAGTTAACCGTAAGATGCGCAGATTCCTGGCCAGTGCCAGGGGGCAAAAGAGGCTTGAGGAATACAAGGCGCGCAAAGCAGCAGGAATAGTTTTGGGTTCAAAGGATAAATAATGTTGAAAGAAAAATATATCTTACAACGTCCAGAAGATAATGGCCTGGTAATTGGCATATTTGTAACCGAGGATTCGGCTATACAATATGCTAAGGATAAAAAGTTAGATCCAAACTTGCATCGCATCAGACCTATTGTATTTGAAGAATATGCAGACCAGGACGTTGGGGTTATCTTCACAAGGTTAGATATTTTTACAAACCCGAACATGCCTCGCGTTATGGGGGAACAAACATTATCAAAGAGCATGATTAAAAAGATTATCCGGGGGGCGAAGTTTGATAAAATAATAACCAATGATAACCTTGATTATTATAGCCGACCAAATGAGGTGCAATTATAATTTTTTTGTGTTATGATTATCTGGAGGGCGAGATGACGGCAAAAGAACAAAAAAGACTTTGGCTGCTAAGATTAAAACACAAGGAATTGTTTTGTGCCCTTTGTGGCGAATTAATACTGAATGCTGATGAATTGTCAAAGGATCATATAGTACCAAAATCCAAGGGCGGTCCAAATAGCCCGAGCAATTATCAACCCGCTCACAAACGGTGCAATTCAAAGCGTGGCTGCATGACAATGAGAGAATGGAAGAAATTTAACCAAAAGGAAAGATAATGTTCTATGATAAAGCGATTACTTTGATATTAAAGGCCGAGGGTGGTTATGTTAATAAATCCTTAGATAAAGGCGGTGAGACTATCGCTGGCATCACCAGGAAACAACACCCAGAGTTATCTTTGTGGCTTTTAGCTGATGAAGTTAAAAGACAGCAGAAAGGCAAAATTGCCGAATCAGTATTGGCCAAGATAATAAATGAAAGATTATTACGAGATCCACTGGTAATGGCCGAGGTTCAAGATACTTATAAAAAGAACTATTGGAATAAATGCAGATGTGATTCTTTGCCCCCAATACATAGATACCCATTATTTTCTTGTGCTGTTAATTGCGGTGTTGGTACAGCGAGTAAACTTTATCAAAGTGCATTATCAATTGTTGCTGATGGTATTATCGGCCCCAAGACAGCCGAGATAGCAGCCAAAACACCCCCACAACCAGTTTTAATCGGATTTTTTGAGCGATGGGCAGAATACTATGATCGTATTGTTGCATCTTCGCCAGAGCAAAAAGTTTGGTTAAATGGTTGGAAAAACAGAATAACAGAAGTAAAAAAGGATAACGAATGAAAAACCAAGAACGCGGCGAAATACTAATGGGTGCAGTTGCAATAATTGCAATGGGCACATTTTTTATAGGCTGGGCATTTGGAAACAAGGCTGCAATACCAAAACAGCCGATTGAGGTTTGCGAAAGAGCGGTACCCTATGGTAATGAAATATGCCACGTAGAAATAAGACCAATAAGATAATTTCAAATGGAATTAAATCTTGATGCTATTTTAGAAGATTGCCCAGAAAAGCTGCTTGCAGAGTACCCAAAAATTGCAGCAAAAATACAAGAGTGGCAAGAAAACTACGATCCAGATACATTTGTACCATATTTGGCCCTGGTTGTTGGTTCTCGCGGATCTGGTAAGTCTGAATGGGCTCAACGATCTTCAATAGCATTGACTTATGATGGATATGCAACAAATATCCAGATGTCTACAATTACAAAAAAGGGTTTGAATGGCTGTATATCTGCAGTGGAAAGATTTGCGCCCGAATGTAAAAATACCGGATTAAAAGGGGGATCATCAGAACCCGCATATAGGGTGATTGATAATCAAAGAATAACTTTTGATTTCTTCGGTGCGGTTGATGTTAAAAATGATCAGTCTAAAAAAGACTTATTGATATGTGAAGAAGTGGAAAAATGGGATTCATACCAGGGGGTATCGGCTTTAGAAACTCAAATACGACACTTTGCTGCATGTATTTTAATTTCAAACAATCCCCCATCAAGTGTTATTGATTATGTAAAAGCCCACGGAGGCGTGATAATTGAAATAAATTATGATGAAAATCATGCGCTGCCTCGGCATATTCGGGAATCATACGATCGGGCCAAGATAGAGAATCCATCATACTGGAAAAAATTCATTATGTGCCAGGACAATGCATCAAACACCCAATTTTATGATGGCACCTGTATTGATAATCTTTTTTCGCGTATGGGGATACCAGTACCGACAGACGAGATGGACGGCAGAACCAATATACTTTCAATTGACGTTGGCGGAGGTGTTGGGGATCCATCTGTTATTACCGAAATTATCCGGACCAGGTATAACGGCTTTTTTATAAAGATACATGGTGAATACCAATTAGAGACACCGTCAGTAGTGGTCAAGGTAAGTCAAATCAGAGGTATGACAGGTGCTATAGAAGAAATATGGGACGCTGATGGACTTGGTTTGGCGGCTGTACAGCAACGAGCCCCCAGGGGAAGTGCAGAACGTGAAGCTCTGGGCATCATAGAATTTCATGGAAACGGCGATGTTATAACTGCCCCCAACCTATATTATAATCGCAGATCTGAAGCAGCTGGACTTTTGTTAAAACTGATGACCGAAAATAAGGTGTGGTTTTTGGGGCCATCTGAATTAAAAGACAAGCTCAAAAGAGAGCTACAGGCCCAACAATATGCCAGCAACGAAATAAGTAAGGGAACTATCCGTCTGGATCGGAAAGAAAATATAAAAAAGAATTTACAGGGGGAATCGCCCAATCTTTTTGATTCCATCATGATGGGGATACACAGAATGATGACAATGCCACCAAAACAGCGTGGATTTTCAAATCATAGAGAATTTATAGAATCTTTAACCAAGGGACAATCCGGATCAAAAAAATGGGGGATATAAATGCTTACACAAGAACAATTGGATTTTATTGCCGAACATACAGCAAGAACAACGGATATACCAATTGACGTTGCGCTCAAAACTTATGCTGAATACACATCATTGTCTGCTATGGAGTTTAGAGATGAATCTGGGCTATGGGGGATCATGGCATATAACAAAGCTCAAGACTTTGTGGATTTTGCATTTATAGTGGTTGCAATTTTAGTAAAAAACGAGTATTATATAAGAAGATACAGAGAAATGGTTGATACATTTGAGTCGTTTTGTAGGACAGAGGGGGCTGGTTTTTTCATACTTTCCACAAACAGACGCTCTATGGGCCATCTTCTCACGAGCAAAGGGTTTAACCCTGTATGGTATGGTAAAAAATTAAAATAGAGGTTTATAATGCCGCTTATTGCTGGTGCTATTACAGTTTCTGCTGGAGTCGGTATGGTTGGATCGGGCAAGGCTAACGCGCGCGCGAAAGAATCAAACGCTTTACAGGCAAAAGCATTACAACAACAAACTGAAGAATTAGAAAGAACCCGCAAGCGTGAAGAAGAATCACAAAAACGGGAAAATGAAAAGTTAATGAACTCTCTAACAAATCTGTCAGATATTAGCTTCGGAGGAGTTGCCCCAGGGGTTGGTACTGGCGACAAATATGGAGACCTTGGATAATGAACCTTATTGATATAACAAATAGATATGATTCTGCCATGTCTGAAAAACAGCCGTGGGATTCTCTTTATAGAGCAGTATTCAGAATGACGATGCCCAATAGAGATTCTTTCTATATGGACGAAAACATACCAAACAATTGGGAAAATATACGATTGATGACCAATGTTGGAACTGCGGCCGCAGATACATTTGCAGCAAGATTCCAAAAGATATGTACAAACGATGGCGAATCTTTCATGCGGTTATCAAATAACCCATTTTTCCCAGCTGATGATACAATAAAACAAATCAATACTAACTTAGAAGCGAGTATAAACTTTCTGTTTCGCCGAAATACAGATTCTATATTAGAGGTTGGGTATGATCTCGTAGCTGGAACGTCAACATATTACAAACACTATAATTATGCAAAAAAATACTTTTCTTTAGTGCCGGTGCCAATTAAAGACGTTTCAATGACAAGGGCTTTTACGGGCGAGATTGATGGATATTATCGCAAAGTAAAATTAAAACGGGAAGAAGTTCAAAGTGAGTTTGGTTTGGGTGATGATGTTAAAGCTAAAATCAACCTTAATGAAAAAAATAAAAGCGATGAAATAGAGATTAAAGAATGCACCATATTCAATTATGATGATAATAATTGGCATTATTGTGTTATTTATGAAGAAAAGAAGCTATTAGACGAAATTGATTATTTTTGTGATTTCGGTTCTTTGTTTTGGACTCGCCGCCCTGGTGCAGTATATGGAATAGGGGTTGGGGTAAAAGCATTGCCAGAGATCAACATGCTTAACACCTTGAAGTATTATGGAACGTTTGGCCTTACCTTTAGAGCGGCACCAATGTGGCTTGCGAGTCAAGAAGCTATGCTGGACTTTGATAGACTTACCATGAAACCAATGGAAATAATTAAAGTACCAAGCACTGGTAGAGACAACCCATCTCTTACACCTTTGCAAGTCGGTGATGATCCAAATGTTGTCCAGTGGAACATGTCTCAAATGGAAATGAATATAAAAGAGATTATGACTGCCGACACCATACCAAATCAAACCAATCAAAGAATGTCGGCCACAGAAATTGCTGCTCGTTCATCAAAATTAGATAATGTGTCTAACCAACAAATTATGTGTGCCTTATCAATGATGACTGATTGTGTACGTTGGTTGGCCTGGAAATTGCGTAAAATAGAGGACTTTTATCCGAAAGGATTTGATGTCAAATCATATTGCGACAGCTTAGAGGTGGAATTGGTATCAACATTATCACGTGATTCACAAAAAATACAATCGCTTGGTGTAATGATTGATATATTCAATGCTGCAGATCCAACTGGAGCACTTACTGCCGCCACTATCAACAAACCAATGTTTGCCGACGAGGTTGCAACATTATTAAAGACAAATAAAAAAATCATATATTCAACACAGGATATTGCTAAGAATATGGAATCAATGGCCAACGAGCGCAAAAACGCCATGGTAGAGGGTGAAAGAGCAAAAATGGCCAGAGAAATAGCAGTTAAAAAAGCGGGGGAAACAAATGTCTAGAGTACCACAAGATTTACGTAATTCTGTAATGGAGGCTGTCTTTGGACAACCAGACGGACAGAACATTTTACAAGATTTGCGCGATGAAGCGATTGCAAATATGAACTCTTTAGTTTATACGTCTAATGATCCCAATGCCTATGCACACCATAAGGCCCAAGCCAGGGTTGAAATATACACATACTTAATCAACCTCGGCAATTTCGCAAAAGATCAAAACGCTAGAAAATCACAACCAAAACAACCTAAATAACCAAGAAAGGAGTATAACATGCCAGATGGAATTGTTCCACCAGTACCACCAGTACCACCAATTGCCACAGATGAATTAGCCGCATTACGTGCCGCTGATGGTCAATTTGATACAGAAAAAGTTAAAAAGATTGTTGAATCAGAGAAGTTTAATCGCCAACAAATCTCTAAATTGAGACAAGTGCCCAGCAAGGTTGAAGAATATGGTGAGAATTATAACTTTGATTCTAAATACACTGAATTTAATAGTGTTGAAGAAAACAAGGCTTTGATCAACGATTTGTTTGGTAAATTGGACAAAGTGTCTATTGAAAAAGGCATCGGTGTTGAACGCAATCATGATCTGCGCAATTTCATGTTAGATGTCTTAACTGAAAAGGGCGTGATTGATTTAGAGTCTGCTGCGGCCAAAGAAGTAAAAAAAGCAGAACAGCTTGCGAATCGCAACAAAGTGTTACAAGAGCACGTTGGGGATACAACGGATTTGAATGCATGGGAAGAAAGTCTTACAGGCTGGTTAAAAGATTTTTGTAATTCTGAAGCAGAGTTTAATGCACATTTAGAAATTATAAAAACTAATCCAAATTGGGCTTTATCATTAAATAAGGTAAAGCATGCCATGATGGGTAATAGAATCCCAGTTATACAGAGCGATCCGAAATTCAACCAAGAAGAATGGGATAGAAACTTTGTCAAGGCAGACAAAGATACCCAGGACAGAATGTTGAAAGAACGCGCCGATGTTATGGGTAAAAAAATATAATCAACCAACAACCAAAAGGAACTAAAATGAATCCCGAAGAAATTAACTTTATAGCATCACTTGGCCAGAAAGTATTCTGCTTTCGCCCACAAGACAAAGAAATAAAATCTTATATGGGTTTTATCTTGGGTATTTCTATAAATGCTGGTGGCATTATACAATACACAATCAAATCTGCGGCAGCCGGTGAAGTCGGTGGAACATCTGCAACAATCGCGGTCACCGAAGAAGAATTGAACGAAAAGATTGCAAAGTTCAAAGAATATCTGGACAAGCAACAAAAGCTTGGCGAAGCATTTTTTGGTGATCCAGAGTTTAACTTGCAAGAATTGATTGCATCAGTAACACCAGAATCGGCCGAACCTAAACCAATTGAACCCAAATAAGAGGTGATATTATGATTTCATGGTATAAACTGGCACAAAAAAGCAAAGATGCTGCGGTAAAAGAACTTATGAAAAAGTATACCGGTGCCGGGAAGAAAGTAAAAGAATCATTACAAAAACAGATTATTGAAAGAATGGCTGAATTAGAAATTCTGCCACCAGCACCACCAAAACCACAAAAACCATCAAAAGAAATTTTGAATGATCTGGCTTTGGATAAAAATCTGGCTAAAAAGGGGATTACCAGAACTGAAGAACTGTTTTTGAAAAACATACCAATTACAGTTATGAGTCGGGATCAAAGAATTGAAATGCGCCGATCAATAGAAAATAAAAAGCGCAAATGGAATGAAACCCAGATGTATAAATTCAGACAGAACCAAGAAGTTCAAAAAGTAAAAGCTCTGAATGATACAAAGACGCAGGAATATAATCAGAAACAAAAGTTTGCAAAGACAATTGAAGCTGCATTATCCAACAATAAAAATATCCATGCGATTTTGAAAGAAAATGAAGATTTGAATCTGGATATCTTGGTTAAACTGACCAAAGATAAAGAAATAGGCCCGAGGTTTACAGTTATAAAGCCAAAGTTTGAAATAGATCTTAATAAATTCATTGAGATGTATCATACGAGAAAATCTGCATAAATTATACAAATGTTAAAACAAGCTCTTAAATGGGCTTGTTTTTTTATGTATAAAATGTTATGATTAAATTAGCAAGGAAAGAGAACCCTGTTCAAGTATGGGCATAACCTGTTTTTCAGACCCCCAGAAACCATAGGCATAATCGCTTTACTGCTTTGTTTCAACCCGCTAGAACCAAAGGAGTATAACTATGGATAATATTCTAGCAATGTATATAAGCTACTTTGACCCATTGGTCAAATTGGCATACCAAACCAAAAGCACCAACCTGCTTGCCGGTACAACCTTACGTATGGGTGAAAAGGGCGAAGACGCTCGTTTCGCTGTATCTGGTAAATTCCGCGCACAAAAGATGATTCCAGGCGCAGTGGGTATCCCACAGCAAATGAATTATGCACCAGTATTTGCAACCGTTGAAGATTTTTATGTTGATTTCATCATAGAATATCGCAACGCGCCAAAACTGAACATTGACGAAGCCCGTGTAAATACGGACAACGCCGTTGCTGCATTGAATCGTCAGATTGGACAATTCGTAATTGATGCATTATCTGCTGGCTATGATTCGGTCAATATGATTTTACCTCACGGTACAGATCCTATGTCCACCGATATCTTATCTGAAGCAAAAGGAACTTTGTTTGACAATTCTGTCGGCATGGATTCTTTGACTTTGGTTGGACCAACAAAAATGCAAAGAGATATGGAAAGCGATACAACCTGGACAAACTTCTTGACCAATGATTTCCGCCCATTAGTAAATGGAACTGAAGTCAAACGTTGGGGCGGAGTCGCATGGGAATTCGTTGCACCAAACCAAGAAGACTATAAGTTGCCAGCTGGCCCAAATAGCACTTCTCAAGATCCAACCGTACTGGCGTTCTTGTTTGATAAAGCTGCCGTAGGCTGCTTCATCGGCAAAATGCGCGATGTACACGTTGCGGATACACCTCAATACCATGGTTATTACCACTCGTTCTGGTGTTCTGGCGGTGCAGTTGTAATTGACCAAAAAGGTATCGTTGCAATTGAATTGGCGGCAGCATAATTATAACCAGGGGCTTCGGTCCCTGGTATATGATTAATAACTTAAAAGGAGGCCACAATGGCTTTTACATTAGCAAACGTTATTTCTAACGAAGCAAACTTGAAAGGAATATTCGGCGGAGTAAATTCTTACGAATATAGTTCAAGTGATACCGTCACTGGTGCTGGATACTTTCCTATGAATGTAGGATTTAAAGATGGTGATAAAATAAATGTGATAAATATAACCAGAGTTGCTGGGGCTATTTCCACTTATGTTATTTCCTCTTACTACCTCAAGGAAGCTACACCAGGTGTTCTGACAGCATTAGCATTGACAACCGAAACCTCTATAACTGGAGCAGACGTATCTGTAGATACTGCAGCTTTAGATATAGTAACCGGTTCTACATTGGCTGCTGCTCTTGCGAGCATTGACGCTGCATTGGTTGCTTTACAACCAGGTGCATAATTAAACTAACCCGTGCTAGGATTATTTTCTTGGCACGGGGTTTTAAAAAAAGGCTTGTGTTATGGAAAGCTTTGCGAATTCATCTGTCCTAGGAACGATATTTAGTAAGATGCCCTGGCAGGCGACCTTATTTTTGATAATGTTTGTAATTGTGTTGCTGGCATTTTATGTATTACCAAGAGTAAAGCGTGACAAACAAGGGAAGCTCTATTTTCATAGTGATAGAAAAGAAACAATAAAACAAACCAGGAAACTGGACTTTATTATAGATAAAATTCACGATATGGAAATAGATGTGTGTAAAGGGAATGTTTTTACCACTGAAATGCCAATAGGTGAAAGAATGGCCAGCGCGATCAAATATCTGAACGCTGGCGGCAATGGGGAAACAAAAAAGTATATTGCGGATAAACTGAAACCAAAAAATCCAGAGATGTATAATCAATTAGAAACCATGATAAAAGAAAGAGGTATACGCCATGTCTAGTAAAATACTTGGATCATTTGCACTGATTATCATATATGCATGGGTAATTACTATTGCTTATTTTTGTATAAAAGACTGCAAACTAAAACAATTTTTATCTTTATATAAAAGACCTATAAAAAGAATTGGACTATTTTTTGTGATCGGGATTGTTTTAATGATGTTATTTGGGTGCGCTTCTACAACACAAAAACCAAGTGTCCAGGCTCCAACATACAACATCACAATTACAGACAATTCGCAGCATATAATCGGTGATGGGAACACCCCAAGTCTGTCGGCATCAACCACATCAGACCAAACTGCGCCGACAATAGATCAGACAAGCAAAGCCACAACAAAGCTAGATTCATCGGCTATTATTATAATTTTGATTTCCCTGTTAATAGCAGGCGGAGTCGGGATATGGTTATACCTAAAAAACAAAAGGAAATAACATGTATGACGAAATGACACAAATTGTTTATATGATTGCGGCTCTGCGCCCATCATTAAAAAACTGGCATTATGATAGCAAATACGCAAAGCATTTACTGGCCGACAGACTTGCTGAGGGTGAGAATGCTGACGAAATGGCCATAACAGCCATAATTGATGGTTTTCAAGAGGGGATATTTAATGGTGCCTGCATCAATTCAATCCCAGAAGAAAACATTGTTAATGGTATGCGGGCGCACATTATACCAAAAATGACAAGCACAATGGACCAGGGGCTCGCAATAATGAGGCTGATGGACAATATCTTAGAGTGTATTGATAAACTGATCCCGCGCGTTGATGCTGCAAATAACAAATATCTTGGCGATGTTGCTTATTCTATCAAACATGGCAAAGGTATGATTTGGCGGGAATTATTTGGGAATAACGAAACTGAAGAATAAGAGGTATTAATAATGGCCTATACAAGTGCCCAGATTAAAAATCTGATTCTTATGGAAATTTCACACGAAACTATAGCCGATGCAGAGTTCTCTAACCCTACAACGACTAATACAGACGTGCCTATTCTTAATGCTAAGTACAATCTGTTATTGCCAAGCGGACTGTTATACCACCCTTGGACCTTTGCAAAAAAATATGCTACTCTGGATCTGGTGGATAATACCACGGCCGACACTCGCTGGAAATACATGGTGACGCTGCCAATTGATTTTCTCGGGGGCGCGTATTTGTACCAGAACGAACAAAGAAGTTTTGTTTTTCCTGGATACGAGATAATTGGCAATGTTCTGTTTTCTAACATTAATAAGTTATATCTGGCATACACGGCAAACCTGGCCGAAGCCAGCTGGCCAAACTATTATGTAGACTGGTTTAAAACTTTCGTGGCCGCTAGCGTAAATTCATTATTAAATGGTGATGTGCAGCGCGAGGGGATTTTACGCAATAATGAAACTCAATTATTTCATACTGCCAAAGCAATTGACGGGAAGCTTAACCCAAACGAATCTTTACCTACAAACCCATTTATTGCATCGCGTGGTATATTCGGTGGTGGATCCATAGCATAAGAGGTACAAAATAATGAACTCGCAACAAAAACGAGTTAAATGGAGTCGCGGCGAAACCGCTAGTGCGTTAGAAGAACGTACTGATACTGGTATCACCCAGGTGTCGGTTAAACTTATGTCTAATGCCCAGCCAGACGTTTATGGAAACATATCTCGTAGAAAAGCATTAAAATTCTTACCAAGTGGTGTGTGGGTACATGAAGATCATGGAGTTATACGTGGCGATGCTTTCATAACCAGTAATGCTTTTATGCCAGCTGGGGGCAAAGGATTTATATTTTCTATAGATGCAAATACATTTGTTATATTTTTTATGCCATATTCCACAACCAGCCGCACAGTTTATGGTAAAGTTATAGAGAATGGGGAATGTACTAGAGAAGTCTCGTTTGATTATTCTATCCCAATTACAGATCCAGACAGATATCAATTCGCGCAATACGGTAATTTTATGGTGATCACATCTGATGATGGTGTGCCCATGTTACTACAATGCACAGACTTGACAGAATGGACTTTTTCTTGCGAACAATTTAATTGGGACGCACCATGGGTTGCACCAAGTGGCACCCAGTCAATACAAATTCAATCAACCGATCCGCTCGGGGAAAACTATGTTGCTGGAATGGAATGGAACGAAGATGAATTAGGGTTTGAATCATACACATACACAGACAATTCGGTAACCCCATCAATAACGACAATTTATAGCTCGGTTGATACAGGGCTTGAAGTGCCGAGCATTGTAACACCAGTGCCTCTTTTTGATCTTATTCCAAATGGATCCGTTATACAATTTCCAAACATGGGGTGCTATTTTAGACTTGAGGGATATTTTTTACAGCCAGTGGGAACCCCAGTAACCCATGCAAAAGTTATAGCTTTTGGATCTCTTTTAACCCCCACAGCCTCGTCAGACAAAACAGACACCATCATAAAAGTTGAAACCGGTTATCAAAAACTGGACGTATCCTCGCCAACATGTATAACTTTCTCAAATCAAAGACTGGCCATGGCTGGGTTTTCGGACTTTGGAAATATGGGTAACGTGGTGGCATCACAAATTGGCCGATATAATGATTTTAAGAACGATTATGGTTTAGATAATGAACCATCACTGATTCAGATATCATCAAAATTCCAGGAAAAAATAAACTGGCTTGTTGATTATAACGGATTAAAAGCATTTGGTGCTGTCAGTGAATACAATTTGAGTATCAAACCAGACGCGGCGCAATTAAACTCTAAGAATGGATCATCAAGTATATGTGAGCCTCTGGTGTTTAAGTCTATGTGTTTTTATTGTGACTCTTCATTAAAAACAATTCGGGCCATGCAATACGAATTTCAATCAAACTTGTTTAATTCATCGTCTATAAACTTGTTGACTCAGTTGGATATGATAGATAATCCAAAGTTATTATCCTATGAAGTGGATAAAACCATGACAACCGGGGATTATTTATATGCGCTTCAGCCTGTAAGAATCTTCAACCAAGAAGAGCTTTCTATCACAGATGGAACAAATCACACTGCAATTTCATGCTTTATGCCAGGAAACCAAGTTAATGCATGGAGCAGATATGAATTTCCAAAGATGGCATTAGATGTGTCGGGACACCCAAGGCCAGATTCTATAGAGATTGAATCCGTGGTCAGTGCTGTAAATTATAACGACAAAACATACTTTTTGATTTATTGTTTATATAACATACCGACGTTTGGAAGTTCATTTATTCAAGGTGGTTGTATTGGTATAGCAACACTGGAAGATGAAGATTTAGATCTGGAAGTAGAGAAGTATGATGGCACTCATTATAACACAACCAGTGCCTACATCGGCCAAAAAACCATAATAAGTACTGCCGATGAGGTTGTGGATTGTAATGTTATCATGCCAAGCAATAAAATAGCCATATTTAATGCTGTAACCGGTGTGTTTATAAAAAATACTTACATCAACACAAATGGTACGCTTGGATCACCAATAACAGAAACAACAACACCAAAAATTGGTTACCCGATAGATGCAAGAATTGTTTCGCATCAGATAGATATAAATAGCACCACCAAAACCTCATATAAAAGAATATCCAAGGCTCTTTGTTCTATCCGAAACACGGCAGATGGATCCTTTACGATAAATAAAAAGACGGGGTATTTTAACCTGGATACAGGAATTGCTAATTTCTACAATTGCACTGGGAACAAGAAAGTGGTAAACTATGAAATAGAAAACGTAAATGGTGCTAAATTCACAATAGAATCATTAACTATGAATTTAGAATACGGAACCTTAACGAGTTAAAAATGGCAAGTGATTTTTTATCTTTAACAGCACCGCAGGCAAAAGGTTTTGATGTCGGATATACCGGCCCTGGAGCTTTAGATCTTTACGAAGCACCAAAAGATGTTTTGTCGGACTTTGACTGGTCTCTATTTAATCTTGATCTTGATTATGATCCAGGATCTTTTGATCTCATGGGAGTTGGTAATGCCAGCACACCATTGAAAGCAGCAAATGAATCAAATGCCATGTGGGCAGATTTTTTGGGACAGGCCAGAGAAAAACAAAGAATGGGGGCCATGTTAAATATGGGCCAATCAGCTGGTGATGTTTTTAATTCAGTAATGGGAATTACAAGTGGAACCAAAAGAGCTCGCGAACAACGGGATAATGCAGTCCTTAACGCAGAAAATCAGATGGCCGCTATTGAAAACCAGGCAATAAATGTTAAAACTCAATTGCAAAGTCGTTTTAATTCTCTGGTTGCAAGAACACAAGTCAACCAGGCTGCACGTGGGTTAAAAGTATCTTTGGCAAACACTTTAGAAGAGAATAAATCCACAGCGGTTGATGTTCAAGAAGACTTTGACACAATAGATAGTAACAAAAGATTACAAGATATCATTTTAGAAAACCAAAAAGCACAAGCAAATGTTGCGTACAAAGCAAACAAAGATGCTGCTTGGGTGAATTTTGCTGGAAGCTTGGCTAATCTTGGGTTTATGGGGGCGACTGGAGGAGGAACGATGCAGTCTTGGGGTTCGTTATTCCCAGAAACCTTTGGTAAAAGTTCTCTTTCAAAATCAGTATACGGGGGATAAAAAATGGCAGGAAGTATAGCACCAAATACACCACAAGCACCAGGCGCATTGAATATAAAACAAACGCCGGTGGATTTTTCTGCATTTGGCAAAATGGGTGATGCTCAGATACAGTCAGCAGCACAAAATTATAAACTCTATGCTCAAACGTCCTGGGCCCAAATGTCACAGGCAGCCTTTCGTAACAATTCAACCAATCCAGTTGCACTCGGTGTTGCATTAAAAGATATTGCCACCAAGATATTGCCAGATGATATGCCAGAAGATCTGCGAAATAACATGACCGCTAGTTTTTACCTGGATTCATTAGCATTGGCCAGCAAGGCACAAAAAAACCAAGATGATGCCCGCGATTTACAAAACCAAGAGATGGCACAGGCAAACATTGCAAATCTTTTGGATCGGTACGAAGATAACTATGTTGGGGTATTAAATTATAACAAAAGCCCAGGCGAAGAAAAGCGTCCGATTGATGTGGAAATCTTTAACAAAGATGCTATGGAAATAATGAAGATGTCTCAATTGCGAGACACATCTGGTAAACCTGTATTTTCCGAAAGTCAAAGAAAAGAGTTCGCATCATTGCAAGGCCGTAAATTAAATGGCTTCCAAAAATTCTTTGATAGAATGCTTTTAGAATCCCCAGATGAAGCCAAAGACTATTACACTAAATTTATGTTAAATAGCGAAGAATACATGGGCCAGTCTGCCATGGATCGGCGAACATACACAAAATCATTAGACTATGCGAAAGGGGAATTAAAGCGGGTTGGGGAAGATATGAAGAACCCTGTTTTTAATCGGTCTAACTATGAAACTGCGAAATTACAAACAGCGTACCTGGATAATAAAATTGAACGTTGGCAAGAGAATGGATTAATTAACAAAGATGTTGCCACTGTATTAAAATCATCTGATGTTACTACAGATCCAATTGATATCCGCAATCAAGCAACATTTTTACATGGATTAAATGCCGCGCAAGAAATCATAATGAACGGTGCCGAAGACGAAAATGGAAACTCGGCCAGGTTCCAAGCCTACACTACTGCATTACAATCAATGGGCCAGGGCTTTGATAAAAAGCTTGACGATGATGAGAAAAAAGGATTAATAACTCTTTATAGCCGAGCTTTGGTTGATAAAGAATTTGCTACAGCTTTACAGCCGTTATTCTCTGATTCTGCGCTGCACGATCAATTGTATGGAACAATGAAAGAAAACGCCTCTTTATCCAAAGATAATATAGGCACCCCACAAGGGTTTATGGATTCTTTCAATAAAAGCAAACAAGAAAGCGGACGCATGATGGCCGGATTTACAGCAAATAGGGCCAGTGCATTAGCTGAAGAGTCTGCAAACAATGTTGCATTATCATACGCCCAAGCTGCATTGCAAGCAGCAGCCTCTGGTCAACCACAAAGGGCTCAAGAATTATTGCAAGCTGGCAACCGTGCAACAATACGGACCAGGGCTCAAAATCAAATACCACCAGCCGAATTTGACCGACTGGAACTGAATCTCAAAAATGGTATTCCAGCTATTTATAATAAAAACTATTTATTTAGGGGCTACGATAACAAGAATGCTATTTTTGAGAGGAAGATATGAGTGAAGAACTTTTAACCCTTGACCAGATAACTGCAGAAGAATCAGTACCAACACCGGGTACGTTGGATTATTGGAGCAGACAAGCCCCAAGAGTATGGAGTGTTGATATTGATGATGCCACTCGGGCCAGAGATATTGATTCTGCTAAACTTGTTGAGTTTGCTAATTCTGCGGCATTTACACCAAAAGAAGCAAGCCTGGGATCAAAAATAGGTCGTGGATTAACCGAGGTTGGATCTGCATTAATGGATACACCAGGACAATTACAGGTGATGGGATTAAAATACTCTTCACCAAGTATGACTGAAGATGAATCAGAGGAATTGCTTACCGCTGTTTTTCGTAATCAAAAAGCTATTGGTGCCGCAAGACGACAAATTCAAGAATCAGAGGGGACAGCTGGATCTTACTGGACAGCTGGCGCAAATGCAATTGGACAAGGGGTAATGTATGCTGTCGCAGGACTAGCAACTGGTGGAATGGCCGTGCCGATTGTTGCTGGATCTGTTCAAGCAACCGCTCAGATGTCTCAAGACTTTGCAGAGGATTATGCTGCAAAAACTGGCGATGATACACTGCGCGGCCAATCCAAGGCTGATGATGTTTTGGCAGTGGCGCATGGTGTAGTATCTGGATACATTGAATCCAAACTCGGTGTTGAACGCATGATCACGCGCCCATTGGTAAAATCTGGTGTTAATAGAGCGGCGAGACAGGCTGTACTGGGTGCGATGGGTGAGGGCGCAGAAGAGTATTTACAGGAATTTTCTGGATATGGGTTTGGAAAAATTGCCGGCCACGAAGACAGAACATTAACCGAAGTAAATAAGGACGCTTTGACCGGTGCTGTATTTGGTGCTCTGGCTGGTGGTACTCTTGGCGCGGGCATGTATTATGTTAATAGGGATTCTCTTGCTGCCATGTATCAAAAACAAGGATTAAGTTCAACCGATGCAAAAAAAGCAGCCAGCGATATTATAGATGAGGTAAAGGCACCAATAATACGTGAGGTTGCAACCAGATCCCAGTTAGAAAACCACTTTGGCCAATCATACACAGATTTGACCGGCAAGATTGAATCGGCACTGACGGCTGCCGGGTGGGAAGAAAACAATCCCAACAAAAATATGAAAGAATATGCCCAGGTTGTCTCGGACGATATTGCGGGCCAGATATTCATGCAGGCAGACAAATTAGGCATTGAATCAAAAGATATCTTGGATCTTGGCGAATTACAGGTAATAGACAATGTTGTGTATCTGGCGCCTCAAGAATTGGGAAATACTGCCGATATAGATTCAAAAATACAAGCCAAACAAAACCAAGTACAAGAATTAACTAGGTTATCAAAGACTGGGGCTGGGGATTCAACTCAAAAGAAAACACTTACCACTCAAATTGAAATTCTACAGAAAATCCGTGAAAAGACAGAGGGCGAACGATTTGTGAAACGCCGTGCTGTACAGGAAAAAAAGGCACGCACTGATCAGATTGCTATTGAAAACTTGGCACCAGCTGTCAGTAATACAATTGCCGAAATTGATGTGTCTAAGATGAAGTTTAATGCCACACCAGCTATAAAACAAGAAATTGGCGGGGCACCATTTATTTATGTTGGTGATGTAAGATTGCCAATATCTTATAAAGTCGTTGAAATGGACAACATCAATGCCTCACACATGGCCGGCGAAGTCAATCCAAACTATTCTCTGAAAGAATTACAGAACAGAGCCTCGCGCTCCACCAAGTCCGATGTGTCCATTTTACAGGCGCGCGCAGCGAATATCCAACCTGAAAACATGGGCGTCAGTTTTAACACACAGAATGGCGCGCCGATTGTTAATGAAAAGGGCGATGTGATTGCTGGTAATGGCCGATATGAGATACTGCGCATGACTGACGAGGCAGGACGAACAAAATACCACGAATATCTGTCGTCTCTTGGATACGATGTATCAAAAATGCAAAACCCAATACTGGTAAGAGAATTGACTGGATTATCACCGGAAGAACAAATCGCGGTTGCTGACGCGTCCAATGTGTCGGCCACCTCGGCGTTTGACCACGCGTCCCAGGCATTACAGGATATGAAATTGTTATCTGGCACAGCCGATAAGACAGATTTTCTGAACAAAATCCCAATTGAATCCCGTCAAGGCTTGTTTTTGGCAAATGACAGGGTTGATTCAGTGGCCCTGGACCGCAGATACAATGACGCTTTAATGATGTGGATGTTGGGCGGCGATACCAGGCTATTTGATGAATTGTATTTGATGGGGGAACTTGGGAACAAAACAATATCCTCATTAAACCAGGTTATGCCGGCGCTTTATACACTTGAAAACCAGTATCCGCAGTTTGGATTAAGAGAAGATGTGCTGGCCGCATTGAGAAAGTTGCCATTTATATCCCGCCGTGCAGATTTTGCCGGAACAATTTCACAGACCTCTATTGAGGATGGAAGATCAAATCTGTTTAATGACAATGCCCTGCTTTATAACTTTATGTTTGGCCGTTCTGCGCAGATTACTGGATTCTTTAACTATTACACCGAAGTTGCCTCACAGAATGCCGAACTTTCGGATAAAATAGATCTGTTTGGTAGTCCGATGGCTGCGCCGATGAGTAAGGCAGACGTATTATGTCAGACTTTAAGTACGACTTATCCAGAGGCTTTTGAAAACGATGTGGCGATTGACACCAATATGAAAGCGGTTTTACTGACGCGCGCCCAGAATCCACAGGTCGTATTGTTAAACCAGATTGATATTATCCCTAACCTGTTTGCTGATACCACGACAGCGAATATGATAAATGATAAAACCTGGTATGATAACGGCAAAGGCAGATTAACAACCTCTGATACTGGTGAATCTGTAAAGGTAAATGTTGGTAATCCACTGGTGGTCAATGAATTGTTTGACGCCAAGGATATTGCCGAGGCAAAATTACAAGGTTTTGATTCTATTGTATTGGTCCAGGATGACGAAATCAAAGAATTGGCAGTTATCAACGAAAATGTAAAACAGACCGGCCAGCAATTCTTATTTCAGTCAGATATAATTAAAACAGAAAACTTTAAAAAGTGGTTCGGTGATAGCAAAGTCGTTGATAAAGATGGAAATCCATTGGTTGTTTATCATGGAACAAATGCCAAATTTGATACTTTTGATAAAAATGTACAACAAAAAACAGACGCAGGATTCTATGGTAAAGGATTTTATTTTTCAAATTCCGAGACTGGGTTCGGCTCTACTTCTATGCCAGTATATTTGACTATTAAAACACCATTCATTATAGATAATAATACTGATTTTTCTAAATATAAAAATCTTGGTGTAAAAATAAATAATTCTAATAATAGATTATCCGGCGATTTCAGTAATTCTAAATTAGAATTAGAAAATTCTGCCCTATTTGCTAAACTTTTAAAAGATGACGGGTATGATGGAGTTATTGTAAATAATAGTGAAGTATTTGATATAGAATATATAGCCTTTGAACCAAATCAAATAAAATCAATAAATAACACCGGCGCTTTCAGTTCTGCAACTGGAAACATTTATTATCAATCAGAAGTTCAATCCGTTGATTTTGAAAAAGCAAAAGACTATTTTGGCACAACTGAAGACTTGGATCTTGCTGGATATATTTTACCGGATGGAACATTATTAGATTTTTCTGGAAAAAATCAAGGAAGTGATGGGAGTACCAGAACTATAGATCATAGAGAAATAATAGACGCCTACGAATCCACTGATTTTGATGTTGATATGGAAACATTTTTATCTGGAGGGGCGATTAGAATAGATGGCAGTTTAGGAAGCATTAATACCGAAACAATGCCAACCGCAGCACAATGGAAAGTTATAGAAGAGATTGTTGATAAAAATTCTGATGAAATACGTATTGAGGTCGGAAATTATAATAAAGTTTTAGAGAAAACAGACTTTTCAAAAGTTCAATCGGCCATACGCGGAGCATTGAATAACGCACAATCAAAATTGGCACAATTTCGCCAGGGGAAACAAGCCAACGGATTCTATGATCCAGAACTGAATGTTATCGTACTGGGCAAAAACTCTAATACCGGAACGCTGCCTCATGAAATGGCACATTTTTGGCTGCAGACAATGTTTGATATGTGGAACTTTGGCAAGTATTCTGAAAACATGGAATTTACAAACGAAACAATGACAATGTTTTCTATGTTGGGTATCGGACTGAACCAAAAATCCCTCACAATGGAACAACACGAAGCATTTGCAACCATGACTGAAGCCGTTATCTTTGGACTTGCGCCGATCCCATCGGGCATGTCTCTGCCAATGACAGCATATCTGAACTGGGTGCCAGCGAAATATGAATCAATTAGAAATATCGGATATAAAGACAGCAAAGGTCGTATTATAAACCCAGTACTTGATACGCGCGCTGTAAATTTCTTTAACGCCTGGTATCAAAATGGGGTATTGCCACGAATCAGTGCTGGGCCAGATAAAGATCTGTCCTCTAACCCGGTGGTTGATAATAATCCTATTCCAAGTTATGCAGAAACGATGGTTGATCGCCAAAAACAGATTGATAATGCTCAAAACGAACAGGACCAGGCAGACCAAGATCTGGATAAAGCAATCAAAGAATCCATGAATCCATCTGATCGGGCAGATATATCTGGCCATGTGTTGGCAATTCAATCCGAGGCCAGTGCTATGAACGAGATAGCCAAGCAGACAGACAAACGGCCATCGTGGTGGGCTATCGGCAAGCAGAAAAAGACAGAAATCCAGGAAATAGCCGAGAAATTTGTAAAGCGAGATCCAGCCAAGGCATTAGAGATAGCCTTTGACGATCCTCTTGCGCCAAGCATTGAATTTAATGGCGATCGCGAAGCACTGATACTTGCTCTTATGGAAAGTAAAAATATCCAAAAGGGCAGTGATGAATACGAAAAGCTACACCATAACATTGCTATGACACGTAAATCGGCCGGAAAGCAACTTGGTATGCATAATGAAGATTCGTATGCAATGTATTTGGACGGACTGGCTCGCATATCTGAAGTTATGGAACGAAACGCCGCAATAAAATATGCGGGTAGTGATGAAATGGCAATCCAAAAGCTCAATGATGATATACTTGCATTTGCAAGACAGCATGCTCATATCGCAGAAATTACTGATATAAAGCGTAAAGAGGCTGAATTAAGGGGATTATTGGGTGCAGCATCATTAAAATTCACTGGTATAGACACTTTATTGACTCAGATTGATATATCAAGCTTGGCCAAGATAACCAGTAAAGAAAAATTTATTGCCGTTGCAGAGAAGCTGATCAAAGAAGAAATTGCTGGATCTGCACCAAATGTGGAAAAGATAAAACAATTACGAGAAAAATCAGAAGCAGCACAAGTGGCCAGCCGTGATATCAACGATGAAGATCCAAAAAGAGCTGCCGCTGCAGCATTAGTGATTAAAGACTGGAACTCTTTTGTTGATACAAATGCCAAACCAACCTGGGGTGATAAAATCTTTGGTCAATGGGCAGCACAGGCTATGTTATCATCGTTTGGAACCCATACGGTTAATTATGTATCCAATACTGCAGAAAAAGCTATTGTGAAGTCTGCAATTAAAGCACAATATGGGGAATCTGTTATATCCGAAGATATGATACAGAAAGAGAATGAACGATTAACGGCTATTTATTTGGCATCTGGTATGTCTTTACCTGGAATGGCCAATACATCATCTGCATCATTTATCCATGGGGAAAAATATAAAACCAGAGATAACCCTGTTAATGCCGTAAAAATGGGGAAAGATGGCAGTATTGAAGAAATAAAAAGTCAAACATTGTTAGGAACGGTTAAAAACATAAACCCATTGCAGTCTCTGGCTTTCTCTGACTTTTTATTCAGAAGAGATTCTTTCTTGAGTGCAGCTGCCGCAATGGCAACCCAAGACGCAACCAAAGATGGTGTTATAGATCATGAATTAGCAAAAAAGAACTTTCAAGACTATTTGAAGATCCAACAACAACCAGGGAAAGGTCAAAAAAACAAAGCCTATGAAAGACGCTTAGAGGCATTAGAGGTCGCAAACATCGCAGTATTTCAACAAAATGGCGTACTGGCAGGCATGGTCAATAAAATCAGATCTGCAATAAACTATAGTGGTGCTAAAGTCGGGCTTGGAACAACCGAGACTGGACTTGGAACTCTTATTGCACCATTTGTAAAAACACCATCAAACTTAGTGGAACTGGGAATAAGAGCTACATGGTCACCATTTAGTGTTGGAGCAAAGTTTGTACAAGGCAAATATAATCCTATTACAGGCACAGGATTAACAATTCAACAACGTATAGATTTTAGACACTTTCAAACAATGGCATTAACTGTCGCAGCATTAGAGGGATTATGTGCCGCACTTGGTGCAAGTCTTGATTATGAACCACCATGGGTGCCAGGTCAGTCGTATGATCCAGGCAAGGGCTATGATTCAATTATAATTGGCGCAGATAGAAACGGCGTTGGTGGTGTTGCAATCAGTATGGGGGCGTTTGGGCCATTATCAACCGCTTTAAGAACTTATATGTCTATAAGATCTCGCGGTGGCAAAGGCGCATTACCTGGGGTTATCAATGATATACCATTATTGGGTGATATGGACGCTGCCGGATTGATGCAGGCTGTCACAAATGGCGACAAAGGTGTCAGATACGTTGCTGACTGGGGATACACTCAAACAAATAAACTGGTTCCTGCTCTGGCCAGAAACATTATCAGAATAGGAAACAAAGAGGCTGGCACTGGTGATTTGAGACTTGATGAACTTGATGTTGGATTGCCCAAAACTGGAATTGGCCGAAAAATAGGCCGTCAATATGGAATTGATGGAAACCAAGACACTGCAAATGATTATATCGGGCTGTTTTATAACCGCTTGAAAATTACGCAGTAATAATGTATAATAAAAACCAAAAGGTACAAATAATCATTT